GGTAATAGCTATGTCATACCTGAAGTTACCTTTGCCAGTAAGGAACACCTGAAACCCATCCTCAGATACTTCCCACATAACCTTGTTCAAAGCATCATCTATAAGTTCATCTACTTTATCAATTGCATCGTCTAAGCTACTGTCTTCACAAGAGAAAGCAGCACGATAGGCAAAGGTGTCTCCATCTACTAGCACTTGTTTAGACATTAGCTTGACCCTTCTCTTCTGATCTTTGTCTCTCATCCTTAGACATTGGCCTGATGTAAGACACTACTCTTCCTGTACACCACCTCTTAGCTTCTTCTTCTGCATCGTGTAGGTTGCCAAACACCCACACCTTATGGTCTTCTGTCCAAGGGTTTTCCTTACGGACATAGGTGAACTCACCTAGTTCAATCTCAATCTCAACTGCGTACACTTTACTTTTCCTTATTGAGTAGTTTCTTTTTCATGTCGTATGTTATGAGAAGAAGACCTATTGTCAATCCAAAATTAATACAGATCAGCCACAGTAAAGTATCTGAGAGTATCATTTCTTATCTCCAGATACATAAGGCCAGTAAATTTCTTTAGCGTCATCCCATGCTATCTTCATGCCAACTACGAAACCGATAGTCCCTGAACAAACTGCGATACCTGCTACTGAATATAGTTCTGCTTCACTCATCTTCATTCTCCTTTAGCTAGTGCCATCCATGACACAGGGAATAGTTCATGCATCTTGAGACTGATCTGATTAGCTACCTCTTGTGTCTCTACCTGTGTATCACTAGCACAACGCAGTAGGCACATATCAGAGAATGCATCCAAGCTACCTGACCAATACCATTCGGTCATAGTGGACTGTGGTAGTATCATACGTGCTTGCTCTGGGCATACACCAGAAAGTATTAAGTCTCTGTAAGCAGTTATTATATACTCATTTAAGGTTTCTGGAATACGATCCGTGTTTTGTGATTCTTCATCAGTTATAGGATCAACAATAAAGAAAGACTTTTGTATATCTACAACACCTGCACTGCCTTGTTTTTTATCGTCAGCCCTGCCACGCCACACATCAGGCTCATAGAACTCAGGCTCATCATCCACATACCTACGGCTGATCTCATTCCATCGTAGGAACTTATGCTTCACTAGCTGACGTGCCACAAAGATAGGTGCTTTGACATGGAAGGTAGCAAAGGCATGACCGAATGGTGACATATGTTTGTGCTTGGCTAAGTAACGGATCAGCTTGGTATCATGGTCAGATAGTCGCTGCTCTAGTACATCTAAGTTACCTTCTCCGTCTACCTCTGCCCAATCCCATTCACTCTTCTTACCAAAGCTAACCCTAGCTGCATTGACCACACTAAGATCACTACCCATATGGTCTACATATGTTGCCTCAATCATCCTTCGATCCTTTGTGTTTCTCTTTACGTACTGGCTTAGGTTTCTTCTTGTCAGGCACAACCCTTGGCTTATACTTGGGTTGCCTCAAGTCCTTAGCCATTGGGTTGCGCCTGTTGTTCATCCTACCAACGATCCTCTAGTTCTAGTTCCTCGTATGGAACGTGCTCCAAGACACCCACCTTCTCTAGTCGGACAGATGCGGTTGAACCTTCCCCATAGATAGAGATTTTTACCTTGGCTGTAGTACCGTTACCTAGAGCACCATCCTCAATGTAATCCCAAGGGGAGTTGGTTACACCCTTGGTTACAGAAGGAGCACCACCAAAGTCTTCGATGCCAGATGGATGAACATTCGGACGCTTGAGTTTCATACCCTTACGTCCATCAGCTACACTGTATTCCTTGATCATTTGATTTCCCATTGACTCAGTAGGAAACCCAAGGTCTACCATGCGGTTGACTTCTTCGTCATCCTTTGGGATGAACACAGTATTGTATTGACCTTGAGTACGTTCATGGTACTCACTGTCATCCATGTTGTCGGTGTGTAGTCGGGCATAGTAAAGTGAGCCTTCAAATACACCGTATTTAGTTTTAGCTTTTGCCATTGTTATCTCCTTTTGGCGTTGCTGATTTGTTTAATATACACGAAAAGACATAGCTTGTCAAGAGATAAATTAGAGGAAAGATAGAAATAATTATCCCTAGTATACTCAATGGGTATCCTTCCAGTTCTTGCCTATGTCTGTCGATCCTGCCAGTGGGCATAGCATGTTGAACTTAGCTCCTGTGTCCACGATACTCTGCCTTTGCATATCACCTAACTGTTCAGCTAACTGATACGATCCTTTTACTTCTGTCTGCCACTCATCGTGAGGCCATGTCACTAGCTTGAATGGAATGTCCTGTAGCTTGGCTACTCTTGTCCATTGCAAGGCTGCGTGTTTCATTATGACACTCTCACCATTCTGTAGCATACCTGCCAGTGCCTTGTGCTCAGACGGTACGACAACCTTACGTCCATCCAAGCCCTTGAAGTACCCACGTTTAGCTACATGGGGTATGATCTTCTTCTTTAGGTCAGCAAGTCCTTGAATAGATTGCATAAAGTTATCAACAGCTTGCTTGGCTTCACGTTGATTGACCTTAAGTATCTGACTGATCTTAGCTGTACCTGCCCCTAACAGAAAAGCATAGATGAATGTCTTAGCCATGTCCCTAGTAATGTGTGACATACCTAGAGCCTTACGGTTAAGGTTGTGTATGTCTGTCTCATCCTCTTTCTTACCTGACACAATAGCATGGACATACTCTTCTGACTTCATTAGGTGTGCCAATACCCTTAGTTGGATACCTTCAGCATCTGTGCCAACTAACCAACTGTCCTCTGGCACTGACCACAATGCCCTGAACTGTCCGTCATACTTAGCCTTCACCTCATCGACTGATGACTTAGGATCACCATGAAACTCAGCAGGTATGTTAGCTTGGTTAGGTGCTTTGTGTGCCATGCGTCCTGTCCATGCACCTATGCCCATAAACCTACCATGAATACGGCTATCGTCACCACAATGCCCAAGCCACTCCACCAGTGAGCTTCTGCGTCCCTCAAGGGTCAACCACTCAGTTAATCGTTTGGCTCCTGCAGGTGCTGTCTCAGGCAGTGTGCTAAGGTTTGCCTCAGATAGTGTCCATCCGTACCTAGCAAACTTAGCTCCACGCTCTTTGGTTTTGTTCTCTGTCATACTCAATGTGTCCTTTGGTTTTGTCCACTGGTTTCCAACCTGCATCCCATAGCCTTTCGATACGCATCTTAGGTGAGGCAGGGTTGAACTCTACCCAATCATAGCATATTAATTGGGGTGGGTAAACTGATTTGTCAACCTTTGTCTTAGCATATTTTACTATTGCATTGGCTACACCTGCTACTGGTGAACCATCTTTCTTCTTACGGTAGAGTATTCTATTCACCTCTTCTAGTTGTGGTGGAAAGTCTACCTGAAATCCTTCCTCTAGTTCTACCTTACGTAGTTCTATTTCATCTAGCAAGTGGTCAGCAGGTTCTTTCTCGAAGTAGAAACCATTGCTTGTCATTTCTTCACATAGTATTTGTATGTCGTGTTCACACCTGATAGCATCCTTCCATGCAGGGTCTTGTACAACTGACAAGAACTTCTTGTATAGTTTAGTAGTGACAACCACATCCTGATGGCAGTAGTCAATCATCTCTTGTGTCAAGACAGAGAAATCATTGAAGTCCATCTTGAAGTCACCTAGTCTTTTACCCCATGCCTTAAGGCCATGCCCACCCTTTAGTCCGTAGTCTATAAGGCGAGACAGAACAAGAGTATCAATAACCATAAAAGGATTGATGCAATCTGCCTTGACCAATCTGTTGATAACACCAACGTCAAAGCCAATCCCATTGTGGAAAACAAAACGGTCAACTGTACTACAAAACTCAACGAACCTATCCCTTTCCTCTGGTATTGTATCCACATTCAAGAACTGGTATGTCTCTCCTGTATCTACGTCCTGACCACAGACAACCCAAATGCGTGTAGCATCCAGTGCATCTGTCTCAATATCCATAGCAACTATCTTAGTCATCATAGTATCCTATTAAAATTTGTACAACTGTCACAGGCCAGATAGCTGACACCATTGCAGCCCTTGTCTGATCCATTTCGTCATGCTTGTCAAGCAGATGGAAGATGGTAACGACATGAAGGTAGTGTAGTGCAGCACCGAATAGGTATATGACACCTGCGGTGATTATCCATATATCAGTAATCCCCATACTTTTCCTCTAGTGTAAAGGATGCAGTGTTAAACTTGAGTTGACCTGCGTATCCTGTTGGGCCAACTGGCCTGTTCTTTGTGACCAGTAGCTTAGTCGTATTACGTTCATCAGCATCCTCTGCCATCTTGTCCCTCTGTAGTTCGACAACAACGGATGCTCGTTGCTCAATCATACGGCAGTACTTGACAGCACCATCGTCATTGGTGTGTCCGATAGTAATGATGCCAACACCTAACTCAGCAGCTAACTTAGATAGTCTGACAGATAGATCAGCTAGGAATTGTTCCTTACCTTCTTCACCTGCCATGTTAGCAGCTATGTCCTGTATCGGTTCAAAGAATATGTACCGAACACCACATGCCTGAGAAAGATACCTGATATGATTAAGAATGTCAAGGGGATCATCCTCATCATTCAAAAAGAATTGGTATAGCTTCTCGTCTTTGGTTAGGTCAACGATAGCTTCCTGTACTACTTCGTGTGCCTGTTCCTGTTCGATCAAGTCCTTTCGTGTCACGTTAGTACCTAAGTGGTACGACACAAGACCTAAGATACTACGCAGCTTTGTCTCTTCCATATGCCATGCAGCGATAGGTACATCTGGGTATTCCTTAAGGATATGGTACTCCAAGTACCGCATGAACTCAGTCTTACCTATGCCTGTCTGTGCCTTGAACAGTGTGAAGTGTCCCTGCATCAAGCCCATGCACAGATCATCGAAGTCTTGTATGCCTGTCTTAACGTAGACATGGTGCTCCGCATTGTTGTACAGCTTAAGGAACTGGTCAGAGGTATTGATAATATTCTCAGGTGTATACTTCTGAGCATTGAACCAAGCATGAAAGTATGACTGACGTTGACCTGCTTGAAGGAACTCGTTAGCATCCTTGTACTTGTCGTGCTGCATACGATAGACTTTGTTAGGGAATAGGTTAGCTATCCTCTGAGCTATCGAATTACCTGCATCATCATGTTCTATTGACAATACAATCTTATCGAATGACTTAAGCCAGTCCGTTACGTTAGCCCATATGCGTTTGCTAGGGTTGCTAGATGGCAGTGACACAAAGGCTGAGTTGTACTTAGGATTACGGCACATCTGATATGCTGACATAGCATCCAGTTCACCCTCAGTGATAGTCACAATCTTACCTGACCCTGCGTTCCACAGGTTCATGCCGAACAGTTCATCAGCCTTCAAGTCCTTGGCTCTGAAATCTTTAGGGAAGAACCTAGTCTTGATACCGCCAGATGGATAAGGGTAGTCTTGCTTGACCTCTTCCCCTGCGCTGTTCAGATATGTCTTGACCCCATAGAACTCCATTGTATCTTTGGATATTCCACGTAGCCCTCTGACCACAGGCGTTAGCACCTCAGTTGGCACTGGCCTGATGGTCTGTTGTTGTCTTTGTTCTGTCATTCCGTTAGCCTTCTCTCTATATCCACAGTCAGGAGTGAAGCAGTGTGCATGACCATCAGAATACCTAGCCAAGTTATCGGCTGACCCACACTCAGGGCATGATTCCTTACGGATAAAGGTACTCTCTTGCATCATATCATCACCGCCTCAAACACTCCGTCCCAATACGTTTGCTCTAGAATGTCCATTATAGTCTTGTATTCTTTCTTTGTCAAGACATCTTGTGTCCACTCATTACCTTGTTCATCGTAGAGGTAAAGGATGCGTAGCTTAGGTGGATGTTCGACAACCCATGCGGTTGGGCTATCTTCCCAATCATCATAGTAATAAACCCCGTCAGTTACTACTTGCCAACTGACTTCGTAGTTCTCACCTCTGATTGCAACGTCAATGTTATCCATTTTATTTTTCCTCTTGACAAGTTAGAAGAACACTTGTATAATAGGGCTTGCCTCTGGCAAGGGTACATATGCACTATACACTATTCTGATGTGTATGTCAAGTCACCCTTGCTGATCCTATCTATATAATATTCTTCTGCTTCACGTATTTGTTCCTCTGTTTCCTCTAGCCAATCAGCTTCTAAGATACGATCATCCAAGTCACTGACTGACAGAGGCCGAGGGAGTATAGCAGACTTTTTCTTTTTGTTGTCTACTCTCATGTATTATCCTGTTCTTTGTTGTAGTACCATGCACGATCATCATCTTTTAGAACACATGGTTTCCAAGGTGAAGGATGATCGGGTTTATCTTCGTCACGTTGTGGTTTGAAGTCAAACATTTGACGTAGTTCCCAAGATTTCTCACGCAACTGAAGTAGACCAGATAGCTGTATGTCAAGTGTTTCACCTGCATCATCTAGCATACTGTCTATGTGGTTGTACAAATCGCACAGTTGCTGCACTTCTTCACGTGTTAGTTCTTCATATAGTTTTGTACTCATTGGTTTGTCTCCTTCAAGTGTTTCCATGCTACATCTGTAACACTTTCTATTTGATAAATCAACTCCTTAAAATCCCAATTCTCGTAGGGTTCATAGGTGTTTTCCTTTACCCACTGCTCTAGTGTGTTGTCAGACCAACCGTTCCAGTATTCGGGTAAAGGTGTGGTCAGAAAAGAACCCGACATTTCTCTAAGCAATTGATCATACGTCATATCAGAAACTTGTCTTTGTCATTGACTTGACCATACGTGCTGTACGTGACAAGACTTGACGTTGCTTTTGTACTTTAGCTAACTCTTCTTGAGCAAACCTAGCATCCCTAGCACCAACAATTACTTTGGCCTTACGTAGAACCTGATACCGATAGACCACACGGTTGAAGTATTCATTGTTGTCAAGTGCAATTTGCTTGAGTGTCTTAGTAAATCCGTTCTCGTAGTTGATACGCAGTGCATCATCAATGCTTGCATAGTTATAAGAGTGGATCATTGCCTTGCTCATATGCCCAGTGTAGCTTGTGTACAGGTTAGGCATGTTAGTCTTTACGATAGGATTAGTCATTGTGTTTTTCCTTTTGGTTAAGGTTAGCAGTTATGTATGCGCTTCCACGCTACCCATGTTGCAGCTTGCATTTCATAGGCTGTCATGCCGTGTTTTTTACCTGCCCGACTATAACAGGTCTGTAAATCTTGTCGCAGTTTCTTACCAATACTTGGTACGTCCTGCATGGTACGTCTGTCCTTGTTAGCAATACCCCATGCGTGTCCGTCAATGACACACACATCTTTACCCATGATACATTGAAAGAAGTC